TTTATGAGAGTGTTACGAATGAACACTCGAGCAGTATAAAAAAAAGGAGGCCGAAGCCTCCTTCTAAAACTTTCCTTCTTTAAGGGAATGTTTTAATCTTCCATTGCTAAGTTCTCAAAATACTTCATATCATCATCATCTGAAATATCTGGTTCAATAGATGGTGCTGGTGTAGATTTAACTTGTTCTTTAATTTGTTCAACGGTTGTTTTAACTGCAACTGTTTCACCATTAAGACCTAACACCTTATCTAACCTAGTTTTCAATGCATCATAAGATTTGAATTCAGATTCTTTTACTAAATCTTGTAAAGAATATTCTGATTTCCAGATTGTTTCTAACTTCTCATCATTATCTGATAACGGTGATGCTGAATCAAATTCTGATTTATCATAGTTTTGGAAACCATCTACTTTACGAATCTTGAGTTTAAAGTTAGCACCTTTCCATAAATCAAAAGGATTAATTGCTGTTTCATCTTCAAAGGCAGGATTCATAGCCTCTGTAATCTTATCAAAGATTTTTTTACCAAATCTGAATAACTTAATTTGGCCTTCATTCTCTGGATGTTTAGGATCAGATACGATATAAACATTAGCGATATAGTTTAACTTACGCTTTTGTTTACGAACCACATCTTTATTTGCTTCAATGCCAGAGTTCCATAGTGATGAATTATGTTCACAAACTGGACATTTTTGATTTGTTGTTGTAAGACAGTTATCAATGAACCAACCACCTGGTCCTTGGAAACCGTGTGAGAATACTTTTACCCAAGGCAAAGCATCTTCACCATCTTTTTCTGATGCAGGTAGAAAACGGATTGTTGCCATGCCGTTGCCTGCTTTATCTACTTCAGGACGCCAGAAATTATCTTGCTTTTCTGAACCACCTTCTGTATTTGTATTGATTGCCTCGATAGCTTTTGATAGTTTATCAAGATTGCCTGATTGGCGTTTTAGATTTGCAAAACTCATATTATTACCTTTCATATAAACGGAATATTAACGGAATATAACTTCTTATCCACAAACTACTCATAACCATACTTCTATTTATCACTACTTCCAATCTTATCTTTCAGAATAGTTTTAAACTTTTTCTTATCATAAGATAGAAACGGTGAATACTTCTCACACTTCATACGGAAGTTTGGCCATATTATATCATCTTCAATTTTTTCATTCCACATAACAAAGAATTTCATAATATCATTTAATATAACCAAAGTTTCCAATGAAATGTCTTCCTGCATTGTTGCCTTAAGCAACATTGGATAATCACCAGATGACACAGAAAGAAGTTCATTAGGTGTTTTTACTTTATCCAACAATAACATTATATCATTCTCAAAGGTATATGTCAAGCTTTGAGTAATCTTTTGCCATCTTTTATAATTGTCTTCTGCTTCAGGTGTAAGCAGTTCTCTAGCCCAATTACCTTTACCTACTATAAAATTAGAAACATAAAAGTTTTTCAATTCTTCTATTGAGTATTTTCTAGATAACTTATAGAAAGAAAATCTTTCTTTTTTGGTAGAGAATGTATTTTTGCTAACACTAGTCTTACCATGATATTTAAAATAATCATAGGAGTTTGATGTAAAGTGCAACTTCAATGCATTATATAGAGCATAGGCTGCAAAGCCGGTGCCATCGTTCATATTGGTAATCTAGCGGTTTTCTTTAATAAGTTTAAATCTTCTGCTTCTGCTTTAATTTTTGCTTTGAGTGGTGGTGAAATGAGTGTTGCAGCCATTTCAACTTCTAATTGATTTTCTTTACAGTAATGACAGATAGCATCCATAACTGTTAGATTTTTTTCTGATGCAAACTTCTCAATCATAAAACTAAATTCTTTTATCTCATCTTTTGTCGGCATATTCTCTCAACTTCATAATTAATGTATCTAATTCACTTTCATGTATACTAAAACCTTTAGTATTTCTTGGTGGTAAACCAGAGTCAGGCGAATTAAACTCTGTTCTTAAAACTTTTAGGTATTCGCCTGCGTATGGTTTAATTTCAAATTCTATCATTATATACTTGCATAAAATATGTGATGGCCAATCTTTGTAATAATGCCATGTTTATTCCAATGTGGATTAACATAGTCAGCATGATAAAACAAAGCATTTGATTTTTTAATCATATCATGTGATGTTGGCTTTGTCAAGGCTATATGAGCAATATACTTCGCTTCTTGCCATGTATATTCATCTAATTTAGTATTTACTTTAAAGCATGTCCATGTAAATTGACATACAGTTTCACCATAGGTTGTTTTCTTTTGATAAACAACACCACAGATGCTACTAGGGAATTCAGGTTCTTTGGTTCGGTTTAGCGTCACTTGAGCAACTGCTAACTTACCTTCAAACGATTCATGGCCTGCCTCATAATAAATGTTTTTAGCAAGGCAATCCATTTCTTTAGTGTATTCACTTTCAACTTGAATTGATTGTATTTCTCTACTTACTGATTTACTAAAACTTGGCATAGTATACATGAATATTGATAAACATAATACTATTACTACTGCTGATACTACTGAATTATTCTTTCTCAAGATATTTCTCCTTTTTGAATAATGTTGGCGCCCATTAAAACAGGCGCCAAGATAATCTCCAATTACGATTTTACTTTTTGATTTTTACTTCAGGTTGTGGAGTTTGTGAAACGAAATTATTAAGCACTTCTGCTTTTTTAATAATTGCATCTTCGGTTGGAAAATTAGGCAAATCTGGATGATTTGGTGATGTTGTGCCGGCAATTTGTGCCGCCGCAACTTCAGTTTGCCATTGTTGTTGTAAGATATCCTTTTGTGAGTGAAAGTCATCTAACAACATATCTTTTGCCATTTTTAATAGCTCAAGACGAATTTCATACGGGGTCATGCTCATAGTATTTCTCCTTTTGTGTGTGTGTAAAAAAATGGGAGATTTTATAGGTTCTCCCAAACCTTATATCTTTATTTATATTACTTTGCAGCTTTTGGTGCAGGTTTTGCAGCAGATTTAACCGCGGGTGCTTTTGCAGGTTTAGCAGGAGCTTTATCAGCTGCTAAAGAAGCGAAAGTAGCGAAACCGAAAGCAATCATTAATGCTAATGCTAACTTTTTCATACCATTTCTCCTTTTTTATTATGAACCATTATATAACACTTTCTCAAGTTTGTCAACCTTAATTTTTAGGTGGTACACCAGTTTTAGAAGGTATGGTTGGTGCAGGTTTTTGTGGTTTATTTGGTGTTGCCATATTACTTAGCCTTTGGATCTACATATTTTTTATATGCATCAATCCAGTTTGTTGAAATTGCTTTTTGTGCATCTGCTTGTGATATTTTACCAGCACACATTAAAGCGTGTAATTGATTTTCTAATTTATCTTTTTGATGAGCATTTTTATCACCATCAAATGGTTGAGGCCATAAATTAGCAACATCATTTGAACCACCAAGTTCTAATGAGATAAGATGGTCAACTTCACAACCTTCTTTACCTGAGCAATAGCCTTCATGATTTTTTACATTATAATTAGCATATACTTGTTTCTTTGTTGCTTCGGTTACATTTCTAACTGTAGTTGTTGTAAATCCTTTAGCACAAATAACTGCTGCTGTTAATTTTGGATCAGGTTTACCTGGTGTTACTTTTGCATTTGGTAAAATATCAGCGTGAGCAATGCCTGCTGATAATAATGCTACGAATAATAACTTTTTCATATTTTTCCTTTATAAAAATTAATTGCCTTCACAAGACCTTCTATATAGTCTTCCGTTTTTTGCTTGTAGATAAAAGGTCCACCATTTTCTACTGCCATGATAATGACCAAATTATTTATTGGTTCACCTATCAATTCTTCATACATTAAGGCATATGCTGCTGTTTGCCAAAAGTAATCTTGAATTTCTTCTAAATCTTTAACTCGTTTAGATGTTTTAAAGTCAATGACTGATAAATCTAATTCAAAGTCAGCAATACAATCAACACGACCTGCTACACCTAACTTCTCTGACCATAATGCCTGTTCTTGATATCTAATGTTATCTATACGATTGAGATATGGCTTAATAGATAAAAACATTTCTTGAGCATCAGGCATAATTTCACCTAATGGTTCATTATTAAGATATCTCTCGCATAGTGTATGAACATTGGTACCACGATTAGATGCTTTCTTTGATATAGCATTAGCAACATCATGACCAACCCTATCACGCCATCTCTGTATAGATTCTTTCTTTAAAGCACCTAATACAGTTGTGATTGATGGTAACTTCTGACCATTAGGTGAGATATAAAATCTACCTTTAGATGTGGTTTCAGATTCTAAATTGGGTAATACTTTTGGCGGACAATAATTAAATGTTACCATTCTCTAGGTGCTTTTGTTTTGTGACCATCTTTGATTGTGTTTTGACCAACTTGTTCTTTCATTCTACCAATAACATACTTCTCAAATGTAGAATCAGCCTTACCTGTGCCAGGTGTATTTAATCTCATACCGTCAGATAGAATAGGTGTGCCTGAATGATGCCTAATGTGTGTAGGATTATCAATTAAGTATTGGTCTAATTCTGTATAAGACATTTTCTTTTCAAATATCTCATCTGTTTCTGTATTCTTAAACTCATAGTTGGGCATTATACCACTCCGGAATTGGTCTAGAATTAATTTTTCCTTGCCATGAAGCAAGATGTGTTTTATTGTTTATATAGTAATTTCTGTAGGACGCCAAAGAATTTCCTGCTATCTTCACCGCATCAGGCATAGCTGGTGTTGGTTCGGTAAAGTTAGCATTAGGTATATTCTTTGGTGTGTTCCAAAATAACTTATCAACTAGTCCTATCTGTTCACACTTATGGACTTTACCATAACGATAGGTATATTCTTTACATAGTTCTTTGAGTAGTTTACTTAACCAGATATAGTTTGAATTACTATGGCGACACCAGATAGCGGATGGATGGTTGATGTGTGTTGCTGAATACAAAATAGTTTCACGGTCATCAGATAGAATCCAACGCTTAACATTACGATTAGTTTTTGATTTTACAGTTACTTCTTGGCCATCTAATACACGGTGGGCCGTGGATAAAAGCTGGGAATATTCTAAAATCATTTTTATACAATGTTTATCGTTGTGCATTTGCGCACAAACGGTTTCGTCTTTATCTAGGTAAAATATATTCATAATGTAAAGGATAACACAATACTGCTGTTATGTCAAGTTTATTTTCTAGCAAAAATATGTTTAATCTTTTCCCAAAGTGTTCTTTCTTCAGCAAGTAATTTATCTCCTGCTGTGTTTAATTCACCTTGTAATGTATTAACATTCTTTTTGAGAGCATTAACGATGGTAAGCAATTCTTTATGTTTTACTAATTCATTATTAATATAACCAACAATATCATTAGAAACATTAGATAGTCCTGCATGAAATGCTGGTGCTTCTGGTGCAGCTGGTGCTGGTGTAGCTTCAGGTGCTGGTGTTGCTGTCACTTCAGGTGTTGCTTGTTGAATATCATCTGCCATAATTTTCTCCTTAATTAATTAATATTTCCAATCTTTACAATAACCAAGTTTGTGTAATTTTTTCAATGCATCATCACATTTATCACCGATATCGGTTCTATGATGTTCATCGTTACCAAACTTAACTTTATCGACAATATCATAAGCTTTATCTTTTGCCTCTGATACTGTATCACCTACTCCTGTGCAAACAACAATATAACTACCTGCTGTTCCCCATTCATAGGCTTCTTCATCTAACACACCATCGACCATTTTAACTGTCTTTGATAGTTTCACTTCACAAGGATGAATAAATTTATAATCATCACCTTCTGCTTTCTCTGTTAAAACAGGGAAGTCTAGGTATGATTCTTCTTCGTTTTTGTTGTGTGGGAAATCTGAATTTGCCATTACAACACCAACACAAGTTTTAAAATCCACTTCTAATGTGTTTTTACCTTTAACACAATCTAAAATCCATTCTGCTGGGTCACCTTTATGTAAAGGTTGTTGAATATTCCACATAGGATATCCAGGTCTTGCTGTCCATTCCATTGGCCATGGTGTACCATCTTTCTCATCAATGATACAATTCATATCTAGCATACCAACATAACCAATCTTGTGTAAGGTGTCTGCCATTGGTTTGAGTAGCATATCTGCTAGTTTAGATTGTTTGGTGTAACGGATAACTGTTCCCATCTCTCCTGTGTTTACACCAAGGTCTTTGTTCATATGTTTCTTATGTTCAAAACCTTCTGCAAAGAATGGCATCCAACCTGCTGGGCCAAATATACCAGTCACACATAGTTCAATACCAGGTCTAAATTCTTGTAGAATAAACTTACCGGTACCGCCACCTTTTTCTTTATGTTTCATTAAGAAACCAATCATATCTGCCTCATCTTTGGCAACATATGATAATGTCTTGTCTTCTTCTTCACCTATTGGTTTAGAAACCCAACGACCACCATGTTCTTTTACGAATTGAATGGCTGCATCATAATTACTGAATGGGTGTGATGGTATAACTTTACCACCAAAGTCTTCAATTACTTTTTGACCATACATACGGTCTAATTCTAGTTTAGCTGCTCGTTTACCTGGTCCAAATATAGGATAACCTTTCTTAATATACTCATCAATTTCATCCATCATTTCGAGGTTATCTGATGAGAATATCAAATCGGCAACATCCATATACTTGCGCCAATTGGTAATCTTGTCTACAAGGCCTTCACCTATATGGGAAGACCTTGAGCCTTTGGTATACAATTTGACTGTGTGTCCGGCAGCAACACAGCGTAAGCACCAGTCTAAAGTTAATGCTGGTGGATCAAGAACGAGAATAAGCATTTAAATTCCTAAGGTATGAGTTAATTTACCTTATTATTTAGTTTATTCCAATGTGCCTGCTTGTGCTTTTAAACTCTTAATTCTCTTTGCAATATCTTCTGATGATACAGTTTGCATTGCGAATTGTTTGAATTGGTCGTAAGAATCTCTGACCTTGATTGATGTTTT